GCTGTTTTCATGTCAGTCCTCATTTACATGATCGGCAATCTCTCGCCAGTTGATGATGCGCCACGCGTTTCTAAACAGCGTGAACGATATGCTTTGGGAGGTATTGATTGGGTCGTCCATTCCCGACAACGCCATTTCCGACTCCCATATCAAACCTTTTATCTGCTCCTCGGTCCACCGGATCTGCTCCTCCGTTTCTTCCTGCTCTTCGCGTCGTGCATTGCCAAGGTAATCCACCCAATGCATAGCCATAAGCCAAGTCTCGTAATTGCTCCATCCATTATATGTATCGGTCATTTTTTCTGGGCCTCCGCCCATTTTTTGTGACACCCAAATATAATGAAGACGCATCAGATACAAAATTTTTGTCACCTATTTCTGCACGGGTGAAACCTGGTGAACGGCACACCCAGGTCGCACCCAGGTTGCATCAAATCTAACGCCGAAACGGAAACGGGAACCGGAAAAACCCTACCGGAAAAACCCTACCCGCCGAAAAACCCCCACCGAAAAAACCCTACCCGCCGAAAAAAAGTCCAGCCGAAAAAAACGTCCTGAAGATGCTAAAAAAGGCGATTTGGGGACTGGACGAAAAAATTTGACTCGTATATATACCGCGTTTATATTTCAGGCGTCACAACAAAGCGCGGAGGCGCATGACAATGGAAAACAAAACCAAATGCTTCTCAGGGGATTGGCACTACAACTGCGATCTCAACAAGTACGATCACGTTTTTGAATGCTTAGGCTTCGGTAATACGTGGAACGGATGGGCAACTCCTATTGTAAACCGGAAGCAACTTGCCTCACTCGTTCAAGTAGAGCCTGACCTTTCCTTCAATGATGAGGGAAACCTTGTATACGTTTCACCTGAGTATGCACTTGATGAGGCATTCATCATTTGCCCTAACGGCAATGATTTGTTCCACCTTATTGATTTAGGGTGGTGCTTTGACGAACTCACAGATGAGGCTTAATCAGATGAAAGTACTATCACTTTGTGACTACTCAGGTAAATGGGCGAAACCATACGCTGACGCAGGACACACGGTGTTCCTTGTGGACCCAAAGCACAGACCTGCTGACGGGGAAAACGTGTGGACCTTTGAGGATGGCATGATGCGGTGTTCCGACACCGCCCGTGGATTCCTGAACCTGCTCCGTCAGGGATGGGTCAAACCTGATTTTGACATTATCCTAATAGCCGTGCCATGCACAGATTTCGCCTCAAGTGGGGCAAGGTGGTTCAGGGCAAAGGATGCAGATGGACGCACGGAAAAATCTGCTGAGATCGTCAGAGACTGCCTTGAGATCGTCAAACTGTGCAATCCAAAGGTGTGGGCATTGGAGAATCCCGTTGGCAGGATTGCATCCGTTGTACCTGAGCTTGGCAAGTGGGGACTGATCTTCAATCCGTGCGACTACGCAGCTCTTGCAGACGATCCCGATTCTGAGGCGTACACAAAAAAAACCTGTATATGGGGCAAGTTCAATGCGGACCTTGAACCTGCAAGGGTGGAACCCGTGTTCGTTACTGCATCAAACGGAGACAGGTACGCTCCAATTATGATGGCAACTGGCGGGAAGTCTGAGCGAACAAAGGAACTGCGATCCAATACACCGACAGGTTTTGCGCGGGCGTTCTTCAAAGCCAACAGTTAGCATGACCATATTCAACAGAGAGCGTAGCCATACCTGGTCGCGCTCTCTTTTTTTGTCCAGATGGGAGCCAAAAAAACAGCCAAAACAGCCAGGTTTGGGGGGTATGCACCGAAAAAAAGACGAAATTTGCGAAAGTCCAGTTCCGGTGCGATTTTACAAACGTCACACAACGGCGCGGAGGCGCAGAAAAAAATGACGGAATACGTATTCAAACTACTGGTTTGGCCCCTGTCGGGTGGCGAGCGTGAAGAGCTGTACTCCATAGAGGCAGATGACATCGCTGAGGCAAAGGGCGATCTGTTCGCCGCCACAGACCAAGATGAGAACTACTGGGAGTGGAAAATACTGGAGGTCTTTGAGCCGACACAGATAGAGTGGCAGAGACGATGATAGGCTACGTTCGGCATGGATCAGGGCCGCTATCGCCGCCCGAAGCACTGGCAGAGTGTCGCATATGCGAGTGTGCTGCGTACAGTTATGCTGACCTTGAGGACGGGCTATGCGATGACTGTGTAGAGGAGTACGTATGCATAGAGTGCGGCGAAGAAATGGGCGAGGATCAACAAACAGATAAATACGGGTACTGCCCGGAGTGTAAAAATGAAAACTCTTAAACAAGAGATCAATGAGGCTACCGCCCGATGGGGCGTGAAGCATGACGCAGAAAAATGCCCATCATGTAACGGGTCCGGCGAGGACTTGTGCAATGGTGATCGCTGTGGCGATTGCCGAGGAAAGGGCTATATCATCGTGGAGGTGACACAATGAGCATCAAGCATCCAGTGCCCGAAGATCCGCTCACAGAGTGGTTCTTTTGGGTAGACCAAAAAAAGTCAACCATCAAAGACAAGGTTAAACATATGTTTAGCCAAATATGGGGGCGGAAAAAATGACATTCGCAGAGCTCTTCTCAGCAATAGCAAAAATCCTCGTCATCGTCCTTGTAACAGCCACTGTGCTGCTTGGAGCGGGTTACGTAGGGTACACCATAGGCCAGTCAAACGGAGCCGTACAGGGCTACCTGGAGACGATGGACTATCTTAATGGACTACAAACATCAGAGGTATGCAAATGAGCGGAATTGTAAAGATACACGGTAAGTCATATAAGACCGTAGCCCTGCGGGTTGCGGAGTTCAGGCAGGAGTACACCGTAAGCGATGGATGGGGCATCATCACAACCCTTATCCATCACGATGAGGACACGGTGGTAATGAAGGCAGAGGTCGTGAACCCTGCGGGCATGGTCGTAGGTACTGGGCATGGCGAGGAAAAACGCTCTGCAAGTCAGATCAACCGCACCTCAGCCATGGAAAATGCAGAAACTTCGGCAATCGGTCGCTGTCTCGCAACGATTTCAGCCGGTCTGCAAGGCGTGGAATTTGCGAGTGCCGATGAATTGGCAAATGCCATAGGTCAGCAGAGGGGCGGCGGAAAAAGAGCCGCATCTGACAAGCAGAAGAAGTTCCTGCACAGCCTCATCCTGAAGTTGCCGAAGGGACAGCAAGCCGCCTACATTGAGAAGGCGAAGGAAGGCGATGCACAAACCATTTCAAACCTTATTGAGGAGCTAAAAAATGGCTGAGAACTTGGCATGGATCAAGTTCTTCGTGGGGGACTGGCGTAGGGACCCGAAGGTCGCTATGCTGTCAGCATCAGGTCGCGGTGCGTGGTTGGAGATGATTCTAACCATGCATGACCTGGCTGACTCCAAGATAGAAGGCACGGTGCGCGAGATCGCACGTATGTGCCACCTTGACTCTTCGGAGATCCAGTCGGCCCTGCAAGAGCTTTACAGACTGGGCGTTGCAGACATTTCTTGGTGTGACGATCCCGTTACGGGTGAGGCGATTGTAACAGTCGTGTCACGCCGCCTTGAGAGGGAGGAAAAAACCCGCTCAGATGCGCGGGAACGCCAAAAGAAGTATAGAGATAAAAAGAAGTCACAGAAGAATAACAAGAAACTTCCTTCTGACTCTGACTCTGACTCTGACTCTGACTCTGATAAAGAAGAAAAGGAATACAAGCCGAAGAAGGATCAGGTGGAAGCAATCTATGCAGCCTATCCAAGGAAGATTGCGAAGAAGGCAGCCGTGGAGAAGATCCGCATTGCGCTTCAGAGCCTACACAAGGAGCATGGCGATGAGAACTTTGCCTACTTAATAGATAGGACACGGAAGTTCGCTAAAAGCCCCGCAGGAAAAAGAGGTGAGTTCACGCCGCACCCGTCAACGTGGTTCCATCAGGGACGGTACATGGATGACCCAAAGGAGTGGTACATTCAGGATATACCCGACGGAAAAAAGCCTAAACAAGAACAAGTCAAATTAAGCCGGGGGACTTTCATGGTATGAGCGACTACAAAGAAAGGCTGTTGATACAGCGGTTAAGAAAAGGGTACAGCCGAAAAAAACTGGGTCAGATGATCGGAAAGTACGGAGACTCCATTAAGGACTGGGAGACTGGGCGATTTGCTCCAAGAAACTTCCTTGACTATATTCGGTGGTGCGATGCGCTTGGCATGGACCCCATGAAAACCATACAGGACGATGAATCACTTTGAGGAGTTTAGAAAAGAGGCAGAGGCCGCGTGTTGGCGTGTAACGGGAAAAACCGTTGAGGAATGGGATACGATCTTTGCCAATCGCCGTGCAAGCGGACTGCGTAGCGGTAAACTGTCGCATGACCGGATTATGACAGAGTGGGAGGCAGAAAAGACCAGGGGCTATTACGGATTAAAGGATAGCGACATAGAGCGCATTCTTATTAAGCCATACAATCACAGCGTGAATGCATCTATTTGCTATCGCGGTGACGATGGCAGTCCGATTCT